ATATCGTTTTTAAATATAGGGTCATCGTAAACCATAGACATTATGCCTGAGCCTCAACCCATGAGATACGAGCCGAGATATTTCCCGCCGCAGTTCCGATGTTAGTAGCTGTAAGGACGATGATATCTGGACCGTTAGGGTAGCTAGGGCTAGATACGTTTCCATCACCGCTGATAATTGAGTTACCAAGGTCTCGGGTGGTGCTAAGGTCGTAGTTAGAGACGTTGTAGTTTGAAGCTCCACCGCCATTTTCTGAGTAGAAGGAGGCAACGGAGTCACCGCCCGCAATACGGCCAGAGGCAGTTTGGGCACCTCCAGCGCCTGGGCCAGTATTATCAAAGTAGATAATCTGAGCCAAAGAACCAGAACCAACTAGGTCACGTCCCCAGTCATCAGGCAAACCAATGTAGCCAGTACGAGGGGTGAAAACGATACCGCCTGATACAGCTCCATTATGTGGCACAGATAGGGTAACGATGTTAGCTGTAACAGTCGCTACCTGAGCGCCAGCACCAATATTTCCACCTGTAACAATCATGCCTGGAACAATACCGTTAGTACCAGCAGCATCTGTAACAGTAAGCACGATGCTTCCTGAGGGACCTGTAGCGGTACGAGTAGCCGCTAGAGTTGCGGGCGCGTAGTTGTTATAGAAGATTTGGTTAGGATTAAGAATCGCATCAATACGGAATTGTCCGTTTGTTGTAACTCCAATAGAGTTTAGCTGCAACTGCATACGGTTAGTCAATTCTCGGATACCGAAGTTACGAGCAATACCGTTATCTACAGATGGAGCTAGACGAAGGGCTAGAAGTGGACGAGTAACACCCGCTGCCACGTTAAGAAGCTTTGTCATACCACCAGTAAAGATGAAGTTCTCATCGTTATCGAATCGACCATCCATGATTACAGAAGAACCCCAGTGGCTGATGATAGGTGCACAGTTCTGAGTAATTGACTGAACTGCTACCTGAGCATCGTTACCAACACCTGTAATAGATGAGTCTGGTGTAAACGCTACAGGTGTAGTTGTTCCACTAAAGGTAAACGGTGTGTCAGGATATACGTTAGTAATAGAGGCGCGACGCTGAGCAATCGTAATTGGGTATCCACGCTTAACTGGGTCAAATGCACCGATAGCTGAGTAGCGCATAATTTCACAGTTAACAGCATCACGAACATATAGGAATCCTGAAGGTGGGAAGTTACGACCATCTTCTACGTACATAACGGTATCGTTTGCACCTAGCTGAGAGCCTAGGGCACCTGAAGGTCCCGCCACCATCTTTGTAAAGATAGATGGGTCATTAGAAACTTCGTAACGAGCAGGTAAGTTACCTGAACGCTGGTACGCGCTGTTGTTAACGTTGTTCATTGGAATTCTGTGGCAGAAGAAAATCTTTCCATCAGGGCCGCGCATACCAAATCTAATAGTTCCTGCACCGTACCATGTGTAGTCGATGTAAACCATCTGCATACGACCTACGTCCATCTTGTAACCAGATGGGCCTTCTCCATCAAACTTATCAACGTTCCATTCATTTTGAGGGAATCGGTCACTTTGTGTAATTAGATAGCGAGTACGGTTTCCTGTTGCGCCGCGATACGCTGGGGAGATATTGAGAGATGTAGCGCTATTGATAGCGATAACCTTGTAAGAAGAGCCCTTAATAACAATAGCTTGACCAACAACTAGCTGCTTACGGAACTGTGTATTTAGACCAGTCACGAAGCTAGAGTTCTTTACTACGTTTACGCGACCAATACCCTCTTTTTCAGAGTGACGACGGACTGCGAACATCTTCTGACCGTCATACTCAAAGTAGAAACCGTTTTGGTCATCAAACATACCGCAGCGTGTAACAGCGCCGAACCATTTACGAGCGTGGACGTAGACGTTAGTACCGCCTGGGTTTTGGTCTACAAGAGGTAATGTTTGATTAAGGACCACTTCATATTCAAAAGTGTTTACGTCAATAACTCTTTTAACAGTAAAGTCATTTCCATTGAATGGGTTGTATCCAAAGCGTGTTACGACGCCTTCAACGTCTACAGTAACGCCTGCCTGCATACCGTGGTCTTGTACAGTCTTTACTGTAACAATGTTAGTTCCAATAGAGCCACCGTTAATAAATAGTTGCTCTACATCGTACACAGGAGTTAGCTGAGCACCTGTTGAGAACTGCATTCCCTTACCTGACTGGTAACGGAAGTAGCGACGGGTCTGACGAATGGTAGTAGAGCCCATTGAGTTAGTAGCAGTTGATAGTGAAACACCGCCATCATAAGGACGCTGGATAATGTATCCGTCACCCTTTGCAAAGATAAGCGCTGTTGTAGGAACCGATACAGCAGACTGTTGACGGTCTAACGCAAATTCAAGAGTTGTCTGAGTAGGAACCTTAGTTACCTGCCAGTTACCATCAAAGCTGTTAGTACCAGAAACTACAATAAGGTTTCCTGGATAGATGCCGTGTGGTTGGTCAAAGATAGCTGTTACAGTTGAGATTGGTGCTCCGCCATCTACAGTTGCTCTCCAACGGTTAAGTGTATTAGTTCCACCGATTGGGAAGTTACCGCCAGGGATGTGAGCACCATCAAAGATATCTCCACCATATACTGTTGTAAGCGTTCCAGAGGCTACGTCGCCAGATACTGCTCCACGAGCTGTATAAGTAAAAGTAGTTGTTGTTGGTGCAGAGGTTACTAGAGCAGTTCCTTCTGCAAGGTAGTTAAGAGTTTCTTGTACAGAAACAATCTGACCTGGGACTAGACCATGAGGAAGAGCGGTTGTTACTGTCATTAATGAACGTGGGCGTACGCCGTTTCCAATAATTGAAACAACATCAAAAGAGTTACCGCCAGAGGCTTTAGGGAAGAATGATGGGTAGCCGTTAGCTAAGAAAAGGCCTTCCCACTTAGATGGCTGTACTGAGTATTCAAAGTCAGTATCCATAAGTGACTGTGGCTCTGACGTACGAAGCTTTTGAGCTCCATCAATAAATGTGTCATCAAATGTAATCTTCTGGTTCTCATCATCTACAACAATCTGTAGAGTGTCTGTTGACAACATGCCTGTTGTATCAACTGAAGCGTTGAGTTGGATTACTGTTCGGTAAGCGGTTTCTCCACCTGGATTAGCAATGCTGTAATCAGGGTATAGGTAGCTAACAGTAAGTGTTGTAGCAGGGTCACTAAAGTTAAATAGAATCTTATTGCGCGTTGAGTTAACAATAAGGAACATGTGGATACGCTTGATGTAGCGGTCAATGGTGATTGTTTTAGTGGTCGGGTTCCACTCGTAATACTCAGGCGCAATATTGCGTGCCATTCATTTACCTTCCTATATCAACGTAATCGGTGGTATCACGGTTTGTACCACTGTCGTAAAGTTAGTTACTGCTCCAACTGGGAAGTAAATTCCAGTTTGTAACAGTGCATCGTTAAGAAGTAGTTGCCCTACTCCACCATCTCCAGCAGGTCCTTGAATACCTGTTGGACCACGTTCACCTGTTGGACCAGGTGCACCTGCGGCGCCATTAGCACCAGATGGACCTGCTGCACCAGCGGCACCCGCAGGACCTGTAGGTCCTTGAATACCTGAGGCATATACTAGCGCATTCCAGTTTTGTGTACCATTACCAACTTTAAATTTTCCAGTGTCGAGTTCAAGACCTAGTTCACCTTCTGAAAGAAGGGGGTTAGTTGTTGACCACTCAGACGCCGTACCACGACGTAATTGTAATTTAATTGCCATTAGTTACCGCTCACGTCTCCTCCGTTGATGGTTATAACTCCGCCATAATTAGTTGCAGGGCCGCCACCATCTACGTTCAATAGTGTAGTGCCTGTAGGGCCTGTTGGACCTAGTAAACCTTGGTTTCCTGTAGGACCAGTTGAACCAGTAGGTCCAGTTACGCCTTGAATACCCTGAATACCTTGTAAACCTGTAGGGCCCGTTGGTCCAGTATTACCAATTGCAGCAGCAACAACAACTAGCCAGTTTGCTGGGTCATCTACAGGTGTTATGCCTGGAGTAGAGTTGTTGTTTCTACGAACGTATGTACCCTTAAGTGTTGGGGTGTCATAGAAAACTGCTTGATTAGGTTGGTAACTAATACCTGATTGCCAAGTTCCAACGATTGTAAATGGCTGAGGACCTGTTGCACCAGTGGCTCCAGTTGGACCAGTTACAGAAAGACCTTGGATACCAGTGGCACCTGTAGGACCTGCAACACCAGTGGCACCTGTTGGTCCCTGTACCTGACCAGCGTTAATCCACTGGTCGCCATCCCAAATAAATAAGTTTCCAGCTACTAAGTATGGGTCACCAGTTACTGGAGATGGAACAGCCGCTTGTAGTTCAGCAAATGTAGTAAAGGCATTAAGGATATTTAATCCGCGTCCTTGTGGACCTGTTGGTCCAAGAGGACCTTGCGGACCAGTTGGTCCAAGGTTACCTTGAGGTCCTGTTGGACCTGGTGTAGTTGATACTGGACCAGTGTTACCTGTTGGACCGATTGGGCCAACAACACCTTGAATACCTTGTGGACCAGTATCGCCTTGTGCACCAGTTGGTCCTAGTAAACCTTGTGGTCCTTGTACACCAGTTGCACCAGTTGGTCCTTGAATAGCGCCAGCGCTAATCCATTGAGAACCGCCCCATACAAATAGGACACCATTAATTAAATAACCATCACCAGTTCCACCAACAGGCTGTGCTGCTTGAAGTTCTGCAAGTGAGTTATAAGTTCCAAGAACATAGATAGATGCACCAGCAGGTCCAACTGCACCGCTTGCACCTGTGGCACCTGTTGCACCAACGGCACCTGCTGCACCAGGAAGACCTGTTGCACCAGCAACACCTTGTGGGCCCTGAGGTCCTGTAGCACCTTGTGGACCAGGAGCACCAATAGCACCAGTGATACCTTGAATACCTTGTGCACCTGTCGCACCTGTTGGTCCGATATTACCTTGCGGACCAGTAGGTCCAACTACTGTACTAGCTGCACCAGTTGCACCAGTAGGACCAGTTGCTCCTACTGGACCTGCTGCAGTTACTGTAAACGAGCCATTAAGCGAAGAGTCTTCTTCTGCTACAAAATAAAGTGTTGCAGGACCAGTAAACGGTACATCCCAGAATACTGTTCCGCTTGCTACGCCAGCAGCAAAGTTAGTGCTAAATCCTGATGTGTATTGAGCCCCTGAACTGTAGGCGCCTGCTGTGGTCTGTACTCTAAATGTATAACCAGGAGTATCTATAACAATACGATAACGAAGACCGCGGATTACAGTAATAGCTGGGTTTGATAAACCATTAATTAAATATGCACTTCCGCTACGAGTAACGGATAAGTCAATACCACCAGATATACCCTGTGGACCTGTTGGTCCTGGAACTACAGAGGCAGCACCTGTGGCACCAGTAGGTCCTGTAGGACCTTGTGCTCCTGTAAAGCCTGGCTCACCAGCAATAGTAAACTGCCAAGAGCTAAAGATTTCTCCGCCTACGCCTTGGAAGAAGTTTACATCTAGAGTTATCTGAGAGCCATTTACGGCTGTAACATTTCCATCGATAAAGACGTTGTTGTTTGCTACAGCTCTAACAATAGAGTTAACAATGAATGGGTGATTAGCTACGCTAAGAGTAAATGTCTTAAGACCAGTACTTAAGGTAATTGGTGTTACTGATGTGATTCCAGCAAAGCCTTGACCAACTGCACCAGTAGCACCTGTAGCTCCAGTAGCACCCGTTGGACCTACGTTACCTTGAAGACCAGAGAATCCTCGTTCACCTTGAACACCAGTAGGTCCTTGTGGTCCTGCAAAACCTGTTGGACCAGTTGGTCCAGTTGGTCCAATGTCTCCCTGTGGTCCTTGACTACCTTGAAAACCTTGTGTTCCTCGTGGACCTGTTGCACCTGTTGGGCCCGCGATTCCTGAAGGAC